GTACTACAAACCCACACTAGGAAGCCTCTTCCCCACCCCGAGGGTAAACACCCCAGCGAGCGGGAACTAGACCTGGAGGAGGACGACTGGGGTTTGGTCAAGGCTTGGGAAAAATCTCTGGACATCGCAGGTTGACGGTGCCAGGGCGGTTTGGTTACAGCAATCAACACAAAGGGAGTAGAGATCGTGCAAGGTATAAACACTACAATCCATGACGTTGAGAGTGTGGCATTCGGGGAGGTGGAGCATCCCCAATCGAGTGGTCGCAAATATGCTTACCGCCGCCTCAAGATCACCCAACGGCTCACAGCTTTCGAGGGTGGAGGGGAACACACACACACAGTCGAACACGAACTCACCCTATTCGGGGACAGTCAGGAGGATCTCAAGGTTCTCGTGTAGACACCCCCACATATCACCCCCAACTAGCCCCGGCATTAGTGTCGGGGTTTTTTGTTGGCGGACCAGTGGGGGGATACTGAAAGCGGCAGGGGAAAACTTTCCAAACCTAATCTTGTGTGGGTATGTGGGGGCGTGTTAGGGGGGCGTGTTTAGTGTGGGAGAGCGGGGGAAACCCTGAGATTTGCTGGGATTTTGTGGTCGACGAGAAATCACGGGTATACCGGCAAGGGCCATGCCACCCCCCTACAGCATATGCACTCCAAACCCCTCATAAATCTAAAAATAAACATGTTAACCCCTTGAAATAAATATGGGGTGTGACATATATACAACACATATATGTGGGGGAAAATAAAAAAGAGGGGCGGCATACCAGCCAGAACCCCTCTAACCCACCTTAATACCCACTTAAACCTATCTTACCCTGTTTTTATATATATAATACCTCTAACATACCAGTGTGAACACTCTTTAAGTTCACTTTCGGCGAATGCCGTACCTACTATTATACAGTTGAAATGAAGGTTTGTCAAGTCTTTTTTTTATTTATTTTTAGTTTCTTTTAAAATCAAGTAGTTAGGGGTAGAGATTAGGGGTGGTTTTGAGGGGTTCCCATTGGTATGTTGACACTTTTGTGCATGTTTTCAGTTTGTTGTTTAATTGTAAGGGGTTAAGTGGGGTATTTTTGACAGGGTATTTATATATAAAGGAAATGTGGCAGTATTGTAGGGGTTGTGGGGGTAAAAGTTGCGGCATACCAGCGTGAACCCCTCACCTGAACCCCCCATTTCCATATTTTTTTGGATAATATTCTTGTATATCTCAAAGTTTATTTTAAAATTGCAATGTTTTTTTGATTTTTTATTAAAAAGGGGGTTGACAAACCCTCAAAAGTGGATACAATAGTATATAGGTAGTGGTATAGTTTTATAAAAGGATTATGGCATCCATGCTTAAATCTTATCACCAACAAATAACAAGTGAGATTAGGAAGCATGGTTGCCAAATGTTGGGGGGAGTTGTTAGAGTAAAAAATGCCCCATGATACCCACTTTTTAAGGGGTGGAGGGTGTTCCTAGGTTCTCAACAGGTGATGCAATGTTGCTTGGCTCCCCCCACCCCTCTTTTTTTATTTCAAAGGTATAATTATGGGTATTATGTTAGTTCCTAAAGAGAAAAAGTCTTCCATTAATGGGGGGATTACGGTTGACCCTGGTAAAGTTCGTGTTCCTAACCCCCACGCACCCCTGCTGGTAAGGCTTTAGATTATATTAAGGGGGCTGCTGAGAAAATGAAAACTCGCAGCCGACTTGAGAAACGTAAAAAGAAATAAATGCAATGTTGCTTGGCTCCCTCCACCCCTCTCCCTTTTAAAATAAAGGAAAACATGCACCTCCTCCCTCAACAACCTCAAAGGCAACGGACTGAACAACAAACCCGCTTCCTTGAGGCTTTCGAGGAGGAGTTTGATGTTGATGCTGCCCTTATTTCTGCCGGTTATAACCCCACTAGCAAATATAAGGTTGTCAAGTCCCTTGCTGATGAGATTTTAGCCCTCACTCAATCTTATTTGGCTCTCCACTCTCCTGGTGCTGCCAGACAGATTGTCGACAGGATGGAGACTGGTGGTCTTGAGGACCCAGCCTCTAAAGCTAAATTTGAAGCAGCCAAAGAGGTGTTGGATAGGGTTGGGATTGGTAAAAGGGAGATAGTGCAGCACGAGGGGGAGGTCATGCACGGTGTTGTATTATTACCAGCAAAAACGGAGAGGATAATTGACGCAGACTTTCACGAGGCGTAATCCCACCGTTCCGTTTGGTTATAAATATGTAGACCCAGAGGATGCAAAACCTGGACCCTATAAATATGGGAAAAAGATTGAAGAGGTCCCCCTGGAACTCACAGCACTACAAAGAGTTTTTGACTACCACAAGACTGGTGATTATTCATTGAGGGAGTTGTCTGACTGGTTGCTTGAGGCTACTGGGAGGTACCTTTCCCATGTAGGTTTGCACAAGAGGTTGAAGTCGGGGAAGGTTAGGGTTTATGGCTGAAAATGAAACTGGGTTTGATGCCCCCACACCTTTCTATCCTTCAGATGCTCCCGCAGAATTAAATTCAAACAACGCCAACGGCGGATTTATACAAAAAACAAAAGACCTCTCCAAAGGTGGCAGGGTCTAGAACACTAGGAGATAAATATGGCTAACACGGTTTCTGGCCTCAAGGTAAATACCCTGCTCCAAAACCCACTAATGACACGGGCAGAGTTTACTAGAGGTATTAGGAAGATTACTGGGAACTGCCACATGTTTTGGCTACCCCAGGCATCTGACACCACCACCACAACTGGTGATGAAAGTGCTGTTGGTGGCTTGACATTCACATACAACCACAGCATTGCAACATATGACACTGGTGCCCGCCATCTTGGTTTGGGTATTGCATTGAAGATGAATGGTACAGATGAGGAATTTGATACTCCCGACATCGCAGCCTTCACTCCCGCAGCGGCTATTAGCTGGGTTGCTCTCGTTAATCCTGTTGATAGCACTAACAGTACTATTGGGAGTAAACTTGATCTTACATCTGGCGCAGAAGTTCGTGAGTGGTTGTTCTGGTTGGATGCAGCCGACAAGTTGAACCTAGAACTGTGGGATGAAAGTGCTGCTGCCAAGATTGGGAAGGCTTCCAAGGACACCATTACTGAGGATGAGTGGCAGCTATTATCAGCCACTTGGGATAATACTGCTGCAAGTTCTGGCATTAAACTCTACAAAAATGGTACTGAATTAGCAGCCACTGCTGACGACACAGGAACATTTGTAGATGTTGAAAATTTGACAGTTGTACCTAGTTTCGGAGATTATGAGGGTACTGGTGGTACCAATATCAACTTCTTCGACGGTGAGATGGCCATGATCCTTATGGTTGGTAAAGCTCTGACAGCCCTAGACCTCGACAACATCAGAGTGTGGTGTAACGCCTTCTTCGACCTCAACCTGAAAACCTAAAACATGTCCGGTACTCGTTACCCACTCTCCGGGAGTACCAACGGGAGACAGATTAAAGTTGCAGCTACAAGCACCCCGGGAACACTCCTCCACACTTGTATATCCGGTGTGTCAGATTATGATGAGGCTTGGATATGGGCTACCAATACTCATGCCACGGATAATGTTGACCTTACAATTGAGTGGGGGGGAGTGACTGACCCCGATGACCTTTTGAAGACAACCTTGGCGGCTGGTGTTGGTTTGATACAAGTGGTACCAGGGTTAATTCTACAAAACTCTTTGGTCATTCGTGCTTTTGTCAGTTCTGCAAACCAAATTATGATTTCTGGTTTTGTGTGTCGTATTCCCCTCAACCCAAACATTAGAGTGAGAACATAAAAGTGGGTAGTATTTCAAGGGATAGGAATGCAGGTCTTGTAGACCCCAAATCTATTTATGGTGACAGTAGTATCAAGGATGCTGTAGAAACTATTGATAGTAATACAGACACATTACAACTGCTTCAACAAATTATTTACGAGTTACAACTAATCAACTTTAAATTAAACGGATAATGAGCTAGGAGTACTGATATGTTATTTCAACTTTTTGATGGTAAGGGTAGAGGTAACTCTGCTGGTGTTAATAAAGAGTTTAGAGTAGAGACTAGTTCCAGTGCGAACAGTCGTTTTTATTATCGTTCCCGTGACAATGATGATGGCTACATGATGAATTCTCATGATGCTGATGCTGAGGCGGGGGATTATATTTTTTATTTTAAAAACGATAATGCTACACAAAATTTTGTTGTTGATCGCATAGTTGTGGGGGCTGTTCAATCGGTGTTATGGAAAGTTTGGAGAGCTACAGGAACGGCAACGGGTGGTACTGCAATAACCCCAGTAAATACAAAAGTTGGTAGCGGTGCTACTGCTTCAGCTACCGTTCTTGGTGTTAGTGCCATTAGTGGCTTTTCAACAGACGGGCAACTAGCTTCGATGCGAACAAGTGCAGCTAACCACGGAGTATTTATTCCAAATGACAGTATTATAATTCCTCCGGGGGGTGCTATTGCGATTGAATATGATACAGGAACCACTGGTATTGCTGAGATAATGGTAAACGGTTTCTACGATGCCGCTTAATGTTCACCTCTTAGGACAGACTGAGATAACTGATTTATATTAATAGTACTACAAACATAAACTAAGGAGAAAATAAAATGGCTTCACTAACAGTAAATCCAGACGAACGGTACGCACTCAAGATTGACAGTGCAGGTACCACACTTACCTCTACAAATGCCGAACTAAATATCATGGATGGTGTTACGGCTACGGCTGCTGAGATTAATGATGCGGCTGACATTTCTACTAAGCTAGTATCTATCGCTGATGGTACTAACACTCTCACCCTAGACCCCACCACTCACGGCAACAAGATTTGCCTTGTCTTGGATGCCACTCTTGCTGTCACTTTGCCAGAAGCCACAGGCACCGGCAATGTCTACACTGTCATGCAAGGCATCGCAGCCACCTCTTCAACCATTGTAACCGCTGACACTGCCAACGCTGGCTTCCACGGTTTTATCATGGGTTCAGATACTGATTCTGCTGTTAACTACAACTGGGTTGCCACTGGTACCCAAGACACAATCACTTTGAATGGAGTTGCTACAGGTGGCAAGATATACGATTGGATTCGTATGACTGACGTAGCTACTGATGTTTGGCTTCTAGAGGGCATGATTAAACAGAGTGGTGGTTCTGAAGCTACCCCACTAAGTTCAGCCGCATAAACTTTGGCTGACCCCTCTGACCTTGAAGCTTTTTTGGATGGGAAGGAGCCACCTAAAAAACGGGATGCTCCTTCCCAACCCAAGCGTCAGTATAATTTCTCCAAGGCTGAACTAGCTAGGAGAGAGACACAGAGGAAGCTTGTAACTGCTCGCAAACAGAAGCTCAAACATGACAGGGCTTCCAAGAAAGAGTATGACAAGATACGGCACATTGAGAAGGGTGCCAAGAAGGTTGAGAAGGCTATCTCTAAAGAGGGCAACTCACTACTGGTGAAGGATGACATTGAAATCCTCCCCAAGGCTACAAGGGATTATGTAGAACAGAATGCCACATTTAAACCCCACCCAGGACCACAAACCGACTTCCTTGCTTCCCCGGAAGAGGATGTCCTTTATGGGGGGGCCGCTGGTGGGGGTAAAAGTTTTGCTGTCCTCCTAGATGTTCTCAGGTATGCTGACAACCCCAACCACCGCGCTATCATACTCCGTCGCACACTTGATGAACTCCGTGAGTTAATTGAGAAATCTCATCAGGTCTACAAAATCGCATTCCCAAAGGCACAGTGGAGGGAGGGCAAAAATACTTGGTTCTTTCCCTCCGGTGCCTCTGTCCACTTTTCCTACTGTGACCGTGACCGGGATGTTACCCGCTACCAGGGCCAGTCATATACCTACATAGCAATAGATGAAATCACTCATTACCCTACCCCATATGTATGGGATTACCTTCGTTCTAGGCTCCGCACTACTGACCCTAGCATTATTCCATACATGCGGTGTTGCGTCGATGAAGGGGAAGCCCTGACAGTTGATGGGTGGAAAAATATCCAGGATGTAAACGTTGGGGATTTAGTATATTCAGTTGAGAAAGATGGCAAGTTAGTAATAAAACCAGTAACCTCAGTGTCAAGCTTTGATGTAGATGAAGAAATTACTCGTATATATAAAAAGAATTTGTATATGAGTATGACCAATGACCACAGGGTTTTATATAAAAAACATGGAAAACCTACAAACGATTTGGTCAAGTGGAATGAATATGTAGGTGGTAGTATTAATGTAGTTAGAACCTCTGAAAAATATTACGCTGGTGGGTTTGGGGGTTTTGGTAAATTTAATGATGACGCTGCCGCTCAGTTTTTAGGTTTGTATATTGCTGAGGGGTCTTTTGGGAAATCTACTGGTGGTAATTACAAAGTTATAATCTCCCAACTAAAAAAGGAAAACCACCCGTTTATACAAAAACTTCTTGGCTGCTATAATTTTTGTTACTCCAAAAATGGAGACTTCCAGATAGCCAACAAAGAATTATGGGAGTATGTAAAACAGTTTGGTAAATCTAAAGATAAGCATTTTCCTCGTGAGTTTTTGAAATCTGCTACCTACAGACAGCTAGACCTAGCTTTCAGAGCTTATATACTTGGGGATGGAAACTGGCAATCTGACACAGCCTGCACAGCTTACACCACAAGCCCTCAACTAGTAAACGACCTACAAGAAATTGCTGTCAAACTTGGGTACAAAACACAGTATAAAAAATATGTGTTAGATAATCCCAACCACAATGACAAGTATTGTATATATTTTGTTAAGGATAGTCCAACTACTAAAGTAGACCTTAATACTAGAAACGATGTCACCCCTGAACATTATAGTGGTAAAGTGTTTTGTATCACAGTAAAAGACACAGAAAACTTTGTATTGAGGCAAAAAAACTATGTGTGGGTATCTGGAAATACAGCAAACCCGGGAGGGATAGGTGGCTGGTGGGTTAAAAAGATGTATATTGACCCCTGCCCACCCAACACAGCTTTCCCAGCCCTTGATATTGAAAGTGGGGCAACTCTAAAATACCCCTCAACACACCCCAAGGCTGGGCAACCACTTTTTTATCGCAAGTTCATCCCCGCTCGCTTGACAGACAACCCAAGTTTGATGGAAACAGGTGACTATGAAGCAATGTTGATGTCCCTTCCAGAGGTTGAGCGGCGGCGTTTATTGGAAGGAGACTGGGATGTTGCAGAAGGAGCCGCATTTACAGAATTTGATAGAGGAAAGCATGTTTGTGATCCCTTCGAAATTCCGAGTTCGTGGACAAGAATTAGGGCTTGTGATTATGGCTATGCTTCTCCTTCCTGTGTACTTTGGGGTGCTGTAGACTTTGATGGCAATATATGGGTGTACAGGGAATTGTATGGTAAGGGGTGGAATGCCGAAAAGCTGGCTGATTTAATCATAGAGGTTGAAGCTAGTGATCCCTACATACAAGACCACGTTCTGGACGGTTCATGTTGGGATATGAGAGGTCAAACAGGGCCATCAATCGCTGAGATAATGGTTAACCGTGGTATTAAGTGGAGAAGGGCTGACAAGAACAGGATGGCAGGTAAATTAGAAGTCCACCGCCGACTACAAGCCACACCCGAGGAGGGTAGTGGTGTTGTATTTTTCAGCAACTGCCTCAACACCATTAGGACCATGCCCACCATCCCGCTTTGTAAGAATAACCCCGAGGATGTAGACACCAAGTCAGAGGACCACGCTTACGATGCTTTTAGATACATGTCCATGTCTCGCCCCCGTGCGGCTAGAGATATGATCCAAGATTTCAGAGTATCCAAATCTAGGCAACCACCGCCTATGATGGATGCTACTTTTGGGTATTAGTTGATGGCTTCAGAAATTCCTATGTCATTTGAAGAATTTACGTCTGGGCTTAAATTTACTCCAGATGCTTTAAAGATTATGAAAGCATACCATAAAAGGATTGCTAGTATAGATGTAAAGCATTCTCAAAAAAATACAGTGTACATAGGCCCAACTAAACAACACCTTGAGTGGATTGACAGGCAAATACAAGATCGTAGAGTTGACGAAAGTGGTGAATTAAAATACGAGTGGGTTGATGGGGCTGTAGAAGGGGCTATATCTAAAGAAATACTTGAAATAATTGAAGGTGACCATCTTCATGAATATATGGACGATGTTCATTCATTAACTATAGCTGGTGATGAAAGAGAGGTAGCTGGTTTTAGAGCAAAACACGATCATTTAATAGCTGAGGGTAAGGGGTTTTATGACATAATTTCTCGGTTCCCACCCAAGCATTTGAGGGTGGATAACCCCTGGGCGTCTGAAATGAAATTCCCAAAACGTGTTTCTAAAAAGCCTGCTGAGGCGCAAGACGTACCAAATGAACAAGGTGTACAAGAATTAATAGATTTATTAAATGCTGAGGGAACTGTAGAAAGTACAAGAAATGCTTTGGCAGTTATGCTTGGGGCTAATACTGCTGGGAGGACTAGTGAATTAGAGGGTGCAAATGCTTTAACTATTACTTGGGGAGATATTTTCCCCGATAATGTTTTCCAACCCTCTGTTCAAACAAGGGCAGCTAAAAAGGATGCTGATGAAGATATACCTATGGAATTAACACTGGTTGATCCTGCCGGTGTTAATGTAGGGTATACCCCAGAACAAATCACAGAGCAACTTGTAAGACTAAAAGAAGCTTACCGCGCTATTGGTAAAAAGGTTAGTAACAATAATAATCTTTGGATGAATGCAAAAGGGACAAAACCTGTAAAACTAGCTACAGTGATGAAACAAATCCAAAATTTTGTTAAAAAAACAAAAAATTGGGATAAATACAAGGACCCCAGTAACCCTACTGAAGATACACTTTTAGATAGTGGTCATTTTACATTTAGATCATTAAGAAATTTTAGGTATGTTCAATTAGCTAGGGCTGGGTTAGACCCAAGACAAATTTCTCTTTATACTGGGCACTCTGAAAAGTCCAGGGAAGAAATGTTTAAAATTTATGCTAATGCTTTGAAAAAGGGGGAAAACACTTCTGGTAGTAATGCCCTTTGGGCTGCTAGGGTGGTACCCGGGGCAAAAGAAGGTGTTGTACAAAAAGAAGTAGTAGAAGCCCTGCAAGATGAAGAATACGATTGGTTAGATAATTTTTATAATGATACTGTTGGTGTGTTTAAAGAAGCAGCCGAGGATGCCGTGAATATTGCTTCTACAGTATCTGATGCTGCTAGTTTTGCAGCAGACCAAATTAATCAGTGGCACTTACAAGAAACTGGTGAAGATTTAAGCCAGGAAGATGAAAACGAACTTGGATTTTTAGAAATTCTTGAAGTCTTTGCTGGTTTAGCAAGTGTAGAGACAGCTAAAAAAGTATTAGAAAAAATGATGTCTGGGTATAGGTCTAATATAGGTATACCCCGTGAGTGGATTGAAAAAGCTGCTGAGGAGGCTGTTAAGCGTCATGCAGAAAAGTTACGGCTTGGGAATAAACCAGGAGTACCTTTTGAAGGGCCTAGAGATAGAGAAAAAGTCCCAGCACCTTTAGAGAAAGAAAAGGAGGTTAGAAGAAGCGTTAAAGAGCAATTTAGACGAGCCTTTTCTCCAAAATCTGGTGGTACTGGTGGTACTGGTGGTACTGGTGGTACTGGTGGTACTGGTGGTACTTCACCATCTAATATAACCAAATACACCCCCCCAGAACAACGCACATCTACACCCCGACACTGGATGGGGAAAAGTATATTCAAATATATGAAGGGGTTTAGTTGGGAAGCTTTAAGTGAGGCTGAGGAGGCTTTCAAAAAAGCCCAAGCTAGAACTAAAATGTATCAAGATAAAGTTTATGATAGTTTAAAATTTGTTAGGGGTGCTTTACTTAGTCTTGCTCGTCTTGGTATGTTGTCAACAGCTATGGCTGAAGCTTATAATGGTATAGTTAATAGTGGCGTAGCTGCTGCTGGTGCGACTATGGCTATCCCACATTTTTCAAAGTATATGAGGTCTGTTTACAACCCTCTGTTAGCTATAGCCGCACATAATGATGGGCACGTAACTAAAGAGGAACTTAGACACTTTTTAAGCACTGATGATCATGACATGAAATGGTTGTGGCAAAAATTTGCTACAAAAAATGTAGACTTAAATAAGCTATTTAGAACAGCATTTACTTCTCCTAGCAGTGTTGGGATACCTTATGAAGGTATAGAAGGGGGTGAAATTGCTGTACCTCTAGTTAATCCTGTTGTAGCAGACATAGCCTCAGCTTGGTTCACATTAAATGTTAATAGTTTAGATAACAACTCAGAAAGAGTAGCTTGGAGAACTAAAAATCTTTTAGGTGGGTTATTAACCCAACAAGTATTTGAAGATGTGGATAGTAAATCTGTTGCTTTACAAATGATACTTGGTAGTTTTAATGCTGAAATGCATAAAAACAATAACGAATTAATGAATCTTGTATCTGAGGCTAGAGATAACATAAAAGTTTTTAAAGAGGTTATTGAAAGACCAGAAGATTTTAATGTAAAATATCCTGACCAAATTTTAAAAACTAAACTAGAGCGTGAAGAAGAACAAGCCTTTAAGGTGGCTGATGATGAACGGGCTTCTTCTTTAAAAGATGCTAGAAGAAAAGCAGCACTAGCTTTGTTTGAAGATGAATATAATATAGATACAGATATAGACAGTATATATGCTGGGTTCCCAGATGAGGGTGATCCTGGGTATGCAGATAGTAGAGAACCAGTTGGTGTTGGGGAAACTCCTGAAAGTGGTGGTCTACACATACAAGAAATGGTGGGGGCACCCAAACAAATTCATGGGGTTGAAAGTGAGGATATGTGGTTTCAAGACCCCGTTGAAGATGTTGAACCATCATTAGAACCCACAACTTTACACCCGCCTTCAGATATCATGGAAGTTGGTAATTTTCCTTTTGAGGCTGCCTCTGATTACAGCCCAGCTTTCGAAACCAAAATAGATTTAAGTGACTGGAGGGTGCGGGGTAAACTTAGGCAAGACCGTCAAAGGGCTAAAATTACTAGACTACAACCAAAACCACTTGATGTAGAACCAGAACACCCAATGGATGAAGCCTTCGCTAAAGGTACACCATCTGAGGAATATAATGCCCCCAGGACACACCCCGGTGGGTTTATAGACTACGGCAAATACGCCACAGGTCCTTAATAGTTAAAAAAAGGAGAGAGAACATGGACGGTAAGAAACCCTATGGTGCTAGTTATGTATTGAAGCGCCACAAACAAGGTGAGCTTGCAAAGCCAGAGAAGCACAGCCTTCACCGTTATTCCAACGACAGCAAAATTACAAAGACCGCTGATAATCAGAATGGACTGATGGAAGCTAGCCACAACTCTTCCGGTGGTGGTCTTGGTATCAAGGGTCTAGAGAGTGCCGGTGCATCTGACTTTTCATTGACGGTAAAACACGGGTAATAAAACGTGGTAAATCCAGATATTCTTGAAAGTGGCGAAGAGGGCGGGTATGACGCTGAGAATATAGATGAAACTTCCGGTCACGGATTGATTGGAATGATCTATGAACGTCGTAATGAGGCAGAGGATGGGAAAGAGACTGAAGAAGTCCGCTGGCTACTCGCTTATAAGAACTACCGTGGTATTTATGATACTACTACACAGTTCCGTGAAAAGGAACGGTCTAAGGTATTTATTAAGATCACAAAGGTTAAGGTTCTGGCCGCTTATGGTCAAATTCTGGAAATACTCTTTGCAAATAACCGCATCCCCCTTGAGGTAGCAGCTACTGATGACCCCTATGGGATTGCCAAGTATGCCCACCTCTCAAAGGAACCACAAGAACAGCCACCACTCGACCCGGCAGGGTTTGAGGGAGATGGTCGCAGTCTCCCCCCAGGTGCCCTTGAGGCTACAAAACCCCATTTCTTGGGTGGCCTGGAAGAACAATATGCGGGTGCAAACCTAAAAGAGGGTCCTGCAAGGGGTGGTGAGCCACAAATCAGCCCCTCTAAGTTGTCTGCCGAACACATGCAGCGTATTATCAGGGATCAGCTACTATACAATAAGTCTTGTATGGCCATTAGGCAAGCATCCTTTGAAATGTGCTTGTTGGGGTCCGGTATTATAAAGGGTCCATTTAACACGTTTAAAACCGTACACAAGTGGACCAAGGGGGAGGGTGGCAGACTATACGAGCCAGAGGAAAAACTGGTCCCGGAGATTAGTTCAGTATCTTGTTGGGATTTCTACCCTGACCCAGCAGCCCGCAATATACATGAGGCTGAGTGGGTGATCCAGCGTCACCGGATGAACAGGGGAGAGTTGAGGAACCTCAAAAACCTCCCATATTTCCGGGGGGATGCCATCACAAGATGCTTGGAAAAGGGTCCCAACTATGAGAAGCGGGATTATGAGGATAGTCTCTACAACCTAGAAGACAACACCCAAGAGCAAGACTTTGACAGGTTTGATGTGCATGAATATTGGGGTTTGGTTGATAAAGATACGGCCACTAAAGCTGGGATCGACCTGGATGAGATTGAAGAGTACGATGATGAGGTACAAATCAATGCGTGGATTTGTGGTCATGAGATACTTCGTGCTGTTATTAATCCTTTCACTCCTGCGCGTATCCCCTATCATGTAGTCCCCTATGAAGAGAACCCCTACCAGTTCTTCGGTGTTGGGGTGGCTGAAAACATGGAAGATGCCCAACTCCTGATGAACGGGCATGTTAGAATGGCTGTTGATAACCTAGCACTGGCTGGCAACCTCGTCTTTGATGTGGATGAGACAATGCTTGTAGCCGGTCAAAGTTATGAGGTGTGGCCCGGGAAAGTGTTTAGACGGCAGTCTGGGCAACCGGGGCAAGCTATCCACGGTATTAAATTCCCCAATACAGCACCTGAAAACCTACAAATGTATGACAAGGCTAGACAGCTAGCTGACGAGGAGACTGGTATCCCCTCAGTGATGCACGGGCAGACAGGGGTCACGGGAACAGGTCGAACAGCATCAGGTTTGAGTATGTTGATGAATGCCGGTTCTGTCAACATTAAAACAGTGGTCAAAAACCTGGATGAATATTTGTTAAAACCCTTGGGGGAAGCATTCTACCAGTGGAACATGCAGTTCAATGAGGACACCCCCGAGATTGTAGGTGATCTAGAAATCAAGGCAAGTGGTACCGCTGCCCTGATGCAGAAAGAGGTTAGATCACAACGCTTGACAACCCTCCTACAAGTTGCCAGTAATCCCATGCTTGCCCCCTTCTTCAAAATGCCAAACTTGTTGAGGGAACTGGCAGTTACAATGGATATTGAGCCAGAGAGCATGGTAAACAACATGGATGACGCAGCAATATTTGCTGAGATATTAAAGGGGATGCAAGTACAAAATGAACAAGGAACAAGCCCGCAAGCTGCTAATCCTGGTCAACAACCCCCAGGCCCTGGTGGCGCTGGAGGAGTACCTCCAGGAGCTAACCCGGAAGACAGTTCAGGACGCGGTGGTGGCACCATCGGAGTTGGAAGCGTTCCGGGCGCTGGGGAAGCTGGCTTTACTGGAAACGCTCCAGCAGCTTGACAAACAAGTTAGAACTACACTTGAAAATTTCGAGCTATCTGACAGGGATGAGAAGGTAGCACAACAAGAAGGTTGGATTTCTGATGCCTAACTACCCCGTACCTTTTACAACTCTCCGTCCACACCCCTTTGCGGCTAGTGGCCCTAATATTAGTTTGGACCCTGATGACCCCATATCTGATCCTGATATTGATGCCAAGGTTAAGGATAGGTTGGATGAGGTTTTTGGTGGGGATGTAGGGGCTGGTGATCCTGCTGGGTTTGATACTACTGATTTTACTTTCGGCAAGATTGTTGATATACCCACAAGTATTCCGGGGCTGATTGATAATATCTCAAGCACATTTAGTATGGACCCAAAAGCTTCTGTCGAAGCTAATGCTAAGGCTGCTATGGAGGGTAAGTTTGGCATTGGTAATTTTAATCTTGGTAAAATGAATAAAGAAGAGAAATCTTACTATGAACTATCACTTCAAAGGGCACAGCAAGTTAAAGACAGAGATGCTGCTACGAGCGGTGCTAGCTTGGGGTTCGCCCCCGGAACTATTGGGGCAGCACATGCTAGAACCATCGCATTTGGAGAAGACATTTCCCCTGATGCGTATGGTAATATTGGTACATATGGTAGTTATTCTTTACCTGGGACTAACTGGGGGTTGGGTATTAATGATGAAGATGTTGTTGATTTAACCGAGGCTCAAGTAGAGACTATGACTGCTCATATGAAAGATGGAGTAGAAAAAAGTGCTGCTAGAGCATTAGCCGTTCAACAACCCGAGCTGACGTTGATCGAGCCGAGGATGCCTTTGCCGAAGAGATCGCCAACGGCAGCAAAGGAAGAACACTCTCCTACACCTCCGCCACCTCCGCAGAGATCAGGATCAATTACCCCTACCACCACTACAACCGCTGGCCCAACTGGTATTGCGGATGCTGCGGATGCTATGGCTGCTAATGCTGCTGCCGAAAGTGTTGAAGGTACTGAAGGTATGTTTGGGGACAGTCCGGGTGATTTTGATCCAACCTCCAGCCAAACCGGTCCCGGACTCTCCCCGTGGGCAAAAGGCGGGAAAGTAAACTACCAAGAAGGTGGATGGGCTGGCTCAAATGATGGCTCGGCCGGAGGGTTCAGCCCTGTAGACAATATAAGGGCAATCTTCGACGCTACTGATAAAACCCTTACTAATGCGCAGATTAACGCCGCAATGAGAGCCATAACCCAGACAGAAGAAAAAGAAAAAGCAGAAGAAGAAGAAGCAAAATTGGAGAGTGAGCATGAAAAAGCAGCGCGCGAAGCTACCGAGGAGGATAGAGAGCGTAAGGGTACAGGGTATAAGTGGGATTTTATCCAACTACCGACTATGGATGAGCTAGAAGAAGCTGCCTATCTAGGTCGGAAGGCTGGCGAAGAACAGGAGGATCGCGCCCTTGCGCTCCAGGAGGCGTTACTAAAGGGGGTAGTTTTTGATCCCTACGGAGCAGCACCACCTGGTGTTACCTCTGGTGTCCCCGCAGGTAGCTCAAAAGGTATTGGGGCTGAGTATGGGCTGGATGATCCCGCTACCTCTGGTGTCCCCGCAGGTAGCTCATATGGTATTGAGGCTGAGTATGGGCTGAGTGATGCGGGAGCTGGGTCAGGTAATCCTGATGCATCTGTGGGTGGGGCAGGTGAAGGGACTTCTGGTGCTGGAGGAGAGGGTACTGCTAGTGCTGGTCCTGCTGGAAGTGATGCAGAAGCTGACGCTGGCGGACAACTACAACAAGGGGGGCTTATAAGTACAGAATATCAAGACGGCGGTTTCGCCCCACCCCCAGAACCAGGGCCAGAAATGGGAGGGGGATTACCCCCAGAGTTGATGGGTATGTTGGCAGGGGAAGGTGGGCCACCCCAAGGCCCCCCAGAAGCTGGTATGCCCCCAGAGATGATGGGTGGGGAAGGGTTTGTAGAACAGCCACAACAACCCCCACCCCAGTCCATCCCAATTATTGTTGGAATGGTACGGGGTCCAGGCACTGAAGATAGTGACAGCATTCAGACAAGGGTTCCTGCAAACTCATATGTGGTCAATACCGACGCTGTTCAGACAGTGGGTATCAAGAAACTACAAAAGATGTTGGAGGAAGGGGCACAAGCTACTGGATGGCAACCTGACCCACAAGACCCCTCTCTTGAGGTTATTAACGTGTCGGCTGGAGAGTTTGTCTTCCCTGGTCCATTTGTAGACTATTTTGGTGTAGAGACTTTTGATAAGATTAATGATAAGGGTTTTGCCCAGTCTGGTGCCACCCAGAAAAGACGGGAGCAAGGGCTTGAGGGGACTGGTGAGAGTATCCCAGAGGAAACCTTAACCCCAGACCAGATGCAGGAGATGGGGCAGCCCGCTGGTTTTTATGGGGGTGGGTATACAAAAGATAAATACCAAGATGGTGGTGTAAAAAAACCAGAAAATTTTGTAGAGGAAGAATTTCAAAGCTTTATAAAGAAAACAAAGTGGTGGGATGAATATGTAAACAAATATGGGGAAGAACCAGACTTAAATACCAAACAGTATGACTATAGAGCAGCCTACATGGCTGGGGTTAAGCCAGGACTTGATTTAGAGACTGGGGAGCAACACTGGCCTAGTGATTACAAAAGTGGAGATCACCCCACGTTCTGGAAGGGTACTGGTCTGAATATGGGTGGGTATTCTGGTAATCTAAAAAATAAACCACAAACAGACCTTTCAAAGGGTGGGTTTGCTACTGGTGGCAGCACTGACCCTATGCACAAAAAAAGCTATAACCCCAATTGGCAAGACCATCTTAAATTTAGAGAGGAAGCTAGGAAAGAACGTAGTAAACTCCCAATTGCCGAACAGATTAAAATGATGGGGGGTAGGCTTGAAGAAAACTTCTATGATGCCCTGAGTAGAGGTGCGTTTGATGACCAGGAAGAAGCTGAAGCTCTTGGGCGAGGTAATAAATTCAGGCGAGGTAATAAATTCAGGGGCAACTTTAGCCCTGGCATCATGGAGTATGGCCCCGGGGCAGTCCCTCCCGGATTTATGGAGCCTAGGGATGTACCTTTAGAAAAACGCCAAAACTTGCTGGAGATTTTCTGGAGAAAGATAGTCCCCTTTATCGATGACGACGTAATGGAAAAACAACTTCAAGGCATTATCGATGGTAGATCTTATAAGGATGGTGGAGAGGTAAAACACCAGAATGTATTCCAAGCGTTGGGCAACTGGGCGTATGGGTTTAAGGGCGTAAGTGGTAATTGGCCCAGCATTAAAGATGCCGTTGACTTCATATTTGGCGGGGAAGAAGAGAAGCCAGCCCCCGTAAAAAAAAAGATGAGTGAAGTACCTGACCCACCCTTCATTCCAGAGGCAGAGGCAGACCCCGTAGAGTATAACCGCTCAACCTACAACAAGCTTCTGGGTGGAGCATCTGAAGAGGCCATTGACCATCTAACCGCTATGGCTATTGGAGAGGGTAGGAACCAAATAACAAGAGGCCACGGTACAGATGCTTTCAAAGGGCCAATCTGGGTAGCTTTAAATAGGGTGAGGGAACATCAAGTAGGTGATTTAAAGTTTAAGAAGAGTAAACACGTAGACCCGGTAATGGCAGTTATAACCAGTGGGGATTTCAAAGGTTACCATCTTAAGCATTTGAAGGACAAAGATTTTCACAAGTACAGAAAATATGTAGTGGATGCTCTAAACACAGAGGTACATGAAGACCCCACAGAGGGAGCAACATCATTTTACAGCGGACCTACCCCCCCTTACCATAAGGGTAAGACTGAAACAGTGAAGTTAGGGGACCACACATATATATGGGATTAGGATGATTAACCCCCACCACTTCCGCATTTATGTAGTCAGACCCACTCTTGTAATTATGGGGATGCACACACAAGCTGCTGAAAACTTACTGGTGGGTACTGCGATTACTGAGAGCCACTTAACCTTCCTGAAACAACACGGCCCCGGTCCAGCTTGTGGTGTTTATCAAATAGAGCCAACAACTGCCCAGGATGTCATGAGGTACGCCACTGAAAGACCACAGATACAGATACCACTCTACCACGGTGAGTTGGAATATGTATTGAAGACTGACCTGGGTTTCCAGACACAAGTAGCCCGGTTAAAATATTGGATGCAGCCAGAGAAACTACCACATGAGGATAATGTAATAGGTTTAGCACAATACTGGAAGACCTATTACAATACCCCCAAGGGGGCTGGCGAAGTAGAAGACTTCGTGTCTAAATATGAGCAGAATGCTTTGTAGTTACAACAAATAGAGTGAGGCTACCCAGAAATTTAATCATGAATATTCTGGCCCCTTGAGTAGCTTCAAACTAGCCACCCACATTTTTGTGGCCCTAATTTGAAGGAGATAATATGATGCCTACCACTAATGAGGAGACTGTCACCCCGGAAGATACTCTCTATCGTAACAAATACCGTGAAGGTTTGTATGATAGCGACCCTGCCGAGGATCCAGAACCTGAAGAGGACCCTGATGAAGAGGGTGAGAGCTTCACAACCACTCCTGAACAGGTTGCGGATACAACGGACTGGAAGAAGCGTTATGGCGATCTCAAGTCCTACCATGACAAAAAGTTAAACGAGGTCAAAGCTGAACAAGAGCAATTCAAGGCTGAAGTGAGTGCTGCTGCTAGGCAAGCCCCACAAAAGACCAACGAAGAGCTTGAAGAGTTTAGGTCCGAATATCCAGATGTCATGGAGATTGTAGAGACAGTAGCCGAAAAGAAGGCACAGGAACGTGCTGCTACCCTAACTGCTGAAGTTGCCGAACTGCAACAGAAGAACAGGGGGCAAGAGGCACAGACCGCTTACCAAGAACTGTTGAATACACACACAGACTTTGATGAGTTGCGTGAGGATAAAAACTTCCTGGGGTGGTTAAACGCCCAACCCGAAGAAATTTCGGACGCAATCTTCAAAAACAACACAAATGTCATGTGGGCATCCCGTGTTGTGGATATGTATAAAGCAGAGGTAGGCATTAAAAAGTCCGACAAACCCAAGAGGACTAAGAACCAAAGAAACCGCGATGCCGCCACTTCTGTTGGGTCTAAAAGATCAACACCCTTGAAAACAGATGACGGTAAACGCATTTGGAAACTATCAGAAATCAGGTCCCTCAAAGGGGCAGAGTTTGAGAAGCATGAGGCTGAAATAGACGCTGCCGTTGAAGAGGGCCGGATTGTTGATGATTAAACACATGAGGTACACAAAATGGCCGTAGTTGCTAAAGCTGCTGGCTGGGGAAACCTCAACACTGGTAACTGGGTTCCAGAAATTTGGTCCCAGAAGGTGCTTAAATTCTTCCGTCGCGCAAGTGTTGTGGAAGATGTTACAAACACCGATTATGCCGGTGAGATTTCCTCGTTTGGTGATAAGGTAAATATCATCAAGGAGCCAGCAATCACCGTGGCCGCTTATGCTCGTGGGCAGAAGCTAACCACGCAAGACCTAGCAGACGATGAGATTGAGATGCAGGTGGATAAGGCAAATGCCTTCCAGTTTAAGGTGGATGACATTGAAGAGCGTCAGTCACATGTAAATTGGCAAGCCCTCTCAACCTCCAGTGGCGCCTACAAGCTCAAGGACACTTTTGATAGTGAAGTTCTTGAATACATGCGCCAGAACGCTCTTGCCGCCAACTATTATGGTTCAACTGGTTCTCCCATTGATACCGGCTTCTCCGCTGGTGAGGTAGACCCCCTAACCGTAATGGCACGGCTACAGCGCCTGCTTGACGATCAGGATGTTCCTGAAGAGAACCGTTTCTTTGTAGCGGCTCCTATCTTTTGGGAACAGATGTCTGATGTCAACAGTAAAATCCTTCCTGTTGAGGTTACTGGTGACAACCAGTCCCCCCTACGGAATGGTCGGGTATTTGATGGTCTTATCCGTGGCTTCCGCTGCTACAAGACCAACAATGCGCCTAAGTCTGGTTCCACTTGGTATGCTAGTGTTGCTGGCCACATGTCCAGTACCGCAACTGCCAGTCAGATTGCCAAGACTGAAGCTTTCCGTGACCCCGATAGTTTTGCGGATATCGTCCGTGGCCTACACCTTTATGGTCGTAAGGTCATTCGCCCCGAAGCCCTTGCCGTTGCTTACGTCAGCATCGACTAGTTATCATAAGAAAGGAATAAAATTATGGCTACTTATGATATGACGCTGGGTGCAGAGGCTGGTGGACATGCTGCTACAAACCGCTTCCCCTATCTGATGGAGAAC